CTGAGAACTCATAACAAGTGCTGCATAGTTATCGTCTGTTAAAGCCGTGTCGAAATTGATCGTGTATTTGCCCTTAGCATCCTCTGTCGCAACAATCAACTTGGGTCTGGGTACTAATAACAAAGAATATAAATTTCACTGCCGCATTACGGACACCACAGGAAGTACCGCAGAGCGTACAGTAAAACTGAGGATTAGGAATCGTTAATGTCTACCTATAACTACCTTGGACTTGTTAATGATGTTAACCGTAGGCTTAATGAAGTCGAACTCACTCAAAGTACGTTTAACGGTGCTATCGGTTACTATGCCTCGGTAAAAGATGCAGTTAACTCCTCCATTCGGTATATCAACCAGTCTCAGTTTGAGTGGCCATTTAATCACGTTGAAGCTGAGGACACTCTTACAGAAGGCCAAGTCAGGTATGCTTTCCCCTCCGATATGAAGACTGTGGACATGGAGTCTTTTCGGATTAAGCGGAGCGAAGATTTCAACAACGAAACCAGAAAGTTGAAAATCCTTTCCTACGAAGAATACCTTGAAAAATACGTAGATGACGAGTATAATGAGGATAATGAGTCCATTAGAACTCTTCCCGAGTATGTGTTTCGCGCTCCCGACTTGAGCTTTGGTGTCGTACCTCCCCCGAACAATCCCTATGAGCTTGTCTACGAATATTACAGGCTTCCTGTTGATTTGGAAAACCCCGAGGATGTTCCTACAATCCCTGAACAATTTCGTCATATTATTGTAGAAGGTGCAATGTACTACACGTATCAGTTCAGGGGAGACCTAGAAACAGCAAGCCTCAGCCTCCAAAAGTTTACTCGGGGTATTGAAGACATGCGAACTATCTACATCAACCGATACGATTATGTTCGCAGCCCAATGATTGTCCGTAAACGTACTAGTCTCAAGGTTCGATAATGCCCACACGTTGGTCAACTTTTCCTGTAGAGTTCCGTGGAGGCCTGATCTCCAACCTTAGCCCTCTTCAACAGGGGGCGAATGCTGTTGGCTCTGCAACCTTCCTCCAAAACTATGAACCTTCAAAAGAAGGTGGCTACAAAAAAATTCTAGGCTACGAAAAGTATATTGATGAAGCTCTGCCCGGCACTGGTGCTGTTTTGGGGGTTAAGGTTGCTAACCCCTCCAAAGTCATTGCTGTGCGACAAAACAACTCCGGCAACTCGGAGTACTACGTTAACGACGCAGGGTCTTGGACCTCCCTTGGAGAAGCCTCTGACTTGGGTGGCAAAGTTTTTGGTGTAGACTTTAACTTTAACGGAACACACAAAATTTTCTTTGTAGACGGGAATAACTCTCCCGCTGTGTGGGAAGACGATACAGACACTTTAAGTTTTCCGTCCAGTTACCCTTCTGATGTTATTGGTGCAGAATTTGTAGAAATTTTTAAGCAGCACATTTTTGTATCTAAAGGTCCTGTACTTTCTTTTAGTGCACCATTTGACGAGACAAACTTTGATCCTGCGGCAGGTGCAGGTAACATTGATGTTGGACAAACCATTACTGGACTTAAGGTCTTTCGAGACCAACTGTTTATTTTTTCTCGAAACTCTATTCAACGTCTTGTCGGAAATAGTATTGCAGACTTTCAACTAGCTCCTGTAACTACCGACATTGGGTGCATCTCCGGGGACACAATCCAAGAGGTCGGTGGAGACGTAATGTTTCTTTCCGTTGATGGTCTCAGACTCTTGAGTGCTACTGACAGGATCGGTGACTTTGGTCTTGGACTGCCGTCGCAACTTATTGAAAAAGATGCTCTCAGGTTTATTTCTAACTTTGACAGCTTTACTTCTCTGGTTCTTCGTCAAAAAGCTCAGTATAGGATTTTTGGTTACAGGGCAAGCGATCGTCAAGAAAACTCTAAGGGTATTATCGGAACGAAATTTGCCGCACAGGGGCCTGAAGGTTTTCAGTGGGCAGAGACAAAAGGTATCAAGGCCTTTGTCGCAGATGGTAGATATGTTCCAGACTTTGAACTTATTGTTTTTGCAAATGATGACGGCTATGTTTATCGCCTAGAATCTGGTTCAAGTTTTGATGGCAAAAATATTCAGGCCATTTACGAATCACCGTTCATGCCTATTGACGACCCCCAAACTAGAAAAACGCTGTACAAACTGACTTTGTTTGTAGATACAGGGGGTTTGTTTAGTGTAAACGTAGATTTTAACTTTGACCTGTACAAGATCAAGAACTATAATGAGCAAGCACAACCCCCTACTATTGTTTTAGAAAACCTTGAAACTTCTTCTGTTGCTATCTACGGACAACCGGATGCAGTCTACGGTGAAGATAACTACGGAGAAGAACTGGACAAAGTCTACAACACACCCGTAATTGGTGCTGGTAACACTTTTTCTTTTAGGATTGAAGATAACAGCACAAACCCTTCTCATAGCTTGGACACCGCTGTGTTTGAGTATGCCACTTTTGACAGGAGATAAATATGGGAACTGGCTACACCCGGCAGGATACATCTAACAACATTGCAAACGGTAATGTTATCAATGCCGATGATCTTGATGCAGAGTTTAACGCAGTGGAATCTGCCTTCGACTCTAGCTCCGGTCATACCCACGACGGGACCTCTGCAGAGGGTGCGCCCATTGAGGTGACCGGGCCTAACCAAGAGTATGTTTCTGACACCTCTGCTTTTTACCCCCAAACAGACAATACTTACGATCTTGGTAAGGTTGGGGCAGAGTGGAAAGACCTTTACGTTGATGGTACAGCCAACATCGACACGCTTGCAGCAGATGCAGGGACTGTCGGCGGCTCCGCTATTACTACCACTGACAACACTCAAACTCTCACCAACAAAACCGTAGATAGCGCAAGCAACACGATTACTGTAGACCTTTCTGAGGCTACGGTTACGGGCACTTTGTCAGAGTTTAACGCTGCGGTAAGTGACGCAGACCTTGTTTCTATTTCGGGCGTAGAAACCCTTACTAACAAAACTCTAACCTCCCCAGACATCAACGGAGGAAGCGCAGACAACCTTGTTATTGGCGCAACCAACCCAACCTCGGCTACCTTTAGCTCTGTCACTGTTTCTGGTAACGTGTCTGTAACTGGTACTGTTGATGGTCGTGACGTAGCCGCCGACGGCTCCAAGCTGGATGGTATTGAGAGTGGTGCAGACGTAACTGACACGGCCAATGTGACTGCTGCCGGAGCACTGATGGATTCTGAGCTTACGGACATTGCCGCTGTCAAAGCTTTGGATCAGGGTGTTGCTACTACAGATACCCCACAGTTTTCTGGTCTCTCTGTTTCTGGTAATGTATCGGTAACCGGAACAGTTGATGGTCGTAATGTTTCTGCAGACGGCTCCAAGCTGGATGGTATTGAGAGCGGAGCTACAGCAGACCAAAGCGCGTCTGAAATAAAGACTCTTTATGAGTCCAACACAAACACCAATGCTTTTACGGACAGCGAAAAAAGCAAACTTTCCGGCATTGAGAGCGGTGCTGACGTAACTGACACGGCTAATGTGACTGCTGCTGGTGCACTTATGGACAGTGAGGTAACAAACCTCAACGCGGTCAAGTCTTTTGATCCCAACGATTATGCTACCGCAAGCCAAGGCTCTCTTGCTGACACGTCCATTCAACCGGGAGACAACATCAGTGGCCTGAACAATGACGTAGGTTACACCACAAATGTTGGAGACATCACCGCTGTCAACGCAGGTACGGGCCTCAGTGGTGGGGGTAGTAGTGGTTCAGTAACCTTGAATGGTATCACTCAACCCACCTCCGATTGGGAAGCAGGCACCAGTACGACGGAGAGCCTTGTTAGCCCGGCGAAGGTGAGGGTTGCCATTCCAGCTGCGCTTAATGCCACGGGTTCCGCCCCTATCTACGCTTGTCGCGCTTGGGTCAATTTCGATGGCACAGGAACTGTTTCAATTCGAGATAGCGGGAATGTAAGTAGCATAACAGAGGATGCTAAGGGCAAATACACGATCAATTTCGACACGGCTTTAACAGACGATAACTATGCAGCACTTGTTATGAGTTCTCAGGGAGATTTTATCTCCACAAACTACTCAGGAACAGTTGACCACGACAAGCCTTATACTTCAAGCACTTTCAGTGTCATCATTCAAAAATCAGGGGGCGACAATGAAGATTCGCCACTTAACTCTATTGCAGTTTTTCGATAGGAACAAGCATGACAAAACGCATCGTTTATAAAAACAGTACCGGCGGGGTTTCAATCATCGTTCCCGCCCAAAACACCACCCTTACGGTCGAGCAAATCGCAGCCAAGGATGTCCCCTCAGGCCGTCCCTACAAGATCGTGGACGTGTCTGAGATTCCCACGGATCGCAGTGAGCGGGACGCATGGACCGTGGACGAGGCTGACCTGACGGACGGTGTGGGTGCTAACTACGGAGTGATGGAATGATTGTTAAGGTTGATAAGACAAAGGTTCTAGACGTTAAGTCAAAGGAAATCCGGTCCGAAAGGAACTCCCTCCTCAAGGAATCTGATTGGACCCAACTCCCCGACGCTCTAGTAGACCAAACCGCTTGGGCCACATACCGTCAGGAACTCAGGGATATCCCCCAACAAGAGGGATTCCCCGAGAACGTCACTTGGCCTACTAAACCGGAGTAACTTATGGACTTTACCCCTGAACAAAAATACTCACTCCTTAGTAAAATGGGGTATACAGGTTCTGTAGACAACCCCGAGATGGATGCTTTTATCCAGTCCAACCCTGCTGTCGCAGCACGTATGGGTAAGTTTGACCGTGCCCTTAAGCGGGGTTTTCAGACTGGTGGGGTTGTCGCCCCTGACCTAGACACTGCTCAACAGACTTTTAACCAAGCTCAAAAACAGTTCCTTGAGACCCAAAGGCAACTTGAGGAAGACCCTGAAAACGAAAGCCTGATTGAGCAACAAGAGGACCTTGCTAAACAGATTGAGAGGGCACAACAAGATATTGGCCTTTACCAGTCCCAACAGATGCAGCAAGCACCTTCTGCTCCTGAACTGGTTACTACCGCATCTCAAACTCCCGAGCAAATGGTGACCCAAGCTGAGGTTTCTCAGATCGGTCAGGCCACGCCGGAGCAACTTATCCAGCAAGGTACAGGTCAAGCCCAACCGACACAGCAAGCAACTGCCGCCACCACCTCTGAGGCTGCACAAGCTCAAGCTCCTGAGGCTACTCAACCTGCCCAAATGCAGGCAACCCAAGTTACTCCTCAGGTCCAACAAGCAACGTCTCAGCTTGAGGCTGCTCAGGGGCAAGTGTCTCCTGAGGCACAGGTGCAGGCACAGCAACAGACTGAAAGTGCAGTCTCTCAACTTGAGGCAGCACAAGGTAGTGCAATCCTTATGGACAACCCTGTTACTCGGGAAATCCAACAAGGAGAACTTGTCTCTGGCTCTGCCGTAGATGCTGCAAAGGTTCAACAACTGAATGAAAGCATTCAGGCTGCGACTGCTACTCCTTCCGACAAGGCAACTGTTCAAGGTCAGCTTGAAGGTCTCATGCAGGACTTCGAGGGTGGTGAGACCCCTGCTTGGGCTGCTGGTGCAATACGCCAAGCTAATGCCGTAATGGCACAGAGGGGCCTTGGTGCTTCCTCTATGGCAGGTCAGGCTGTCCTTCAAGCTACTATGGAGGCTGCTCTTCCTATTGCTCAGGCAGACGCACAGACCCGTGCACAGTTTGAGGCACAGAACCTTTCAAACCGACAGCAGACTGCAATGTTTGCCGCAGAGCAACGTGCCCGTTTCCTCGGGTTGGAGTTTGACCAAGAGTTTCAGGCCCGAGTCCAGAATGCTGCTCGTGTCGCAGATGTTGCAAATATGAACTTCACTGCTGAACAACAGATTGCGCTGGAGAACAGTCGCATTGCAAACACTGTGAACCTTGAGAACCTGCGTAACGACCAAGCAATGGCAATGGCTGAGGCGTCTGCTCTCGCTAATCTCGACATTACCAATCTCAACAACAGGCAGCAGGCCGCTGTTCAAAACGCTCAAAATTTCCTGCAAATGGATATGGCAAACTTGAACAATGACCAGCAAACTGCTATGTTTAAGTCTCAGCAAAACATCAATGCAATGCTTTCCGACCAAGCTGCGGAGAATGCTGCTGAACAGTTTAATGCTGCAAGTGAGAATCAGGTTAATCAGTTCTTTGCGGACCTTCAATCCAACATTTCCCGTTTCAACGCAGACCAAAGAAACGCTATTGAACAGTTTAATGCAGGAGAAGAGAACGCGACCAGTCGCTTCAACGCTCAACTTGAGGCAGCTCGGGAACAGTTCAACGCACAGAACTCCCTTGTAATTGCACAGGCCAACGCAAAGTGGCGTCAGGATATTTCTACTCGGGACACCGCAGCACAAAACGAAGCCAACCTAGAGGCTGCTCGTACTGCCAACGTCATGACTCGGACTGCAATGGACGAAGTATTTCAGCGAGAGCGAGACCTTATGAGTTTTGCTTTCCAGTCCGGAGAGAGTGCCTTGGACCGAGAGATGAATATGCTCTTGGCAGACAAGCGGGATGACCTTGCTAAGTGGCAGGCAGAGCAAGAAGAGGATGCTGCTAAGGGTTACCTTACCACTAGGATGGTCGGTGATCTTTTCTTCGGAGGTTCCGGCGGTGGGGATGGGGGCCTCCTTGGGTCTATCTTTTAAACAGGCAGAGACATGGAATACAGAGAAAACTACATGACGGCTAAGCGGCTGGCAGAAAAGATTAGGCAGTCTGCCCGAGGTAAGCGTAGAGGTCTTGCTTCCAAGGACGAAGACCAAAGCTATCAACCCTTTGAGCCGGGACGATACATGAGCATGGTACAACAAATGTTTGCTGATGATATCGGCACCGAGAGTATTTCCTCTTACCTCGACAGTGATGCTCCTACGTCTTCTCTTCGCCCTGTCGCAAGGGACGATGAACCCACCCGGCCCCTATCAGCCCTTGAAGCTTTGTCTGGAGATAGTGGTTTGAACAAAGACCCGGAATTTATGGCCGCAGTTGAGGGTCTTGAAGAAAAGTATCCCGGACTGGACAGACGAGAAATTTTTCGTGTGATTAGTGGGGAGTCTGGTTTTAACCCCCAAGCTGTAAACAAAGAAACTTCCGCCGCTGGCCTTTTTCAGTTTACACCAGAAGTTGCCTCAGAGCTTGGATACTCTACAGAAGAGATACTTTCAATGTCTCCCGAAGAGCAAGTTAAGGTTTATGACAAGTACCTAGAGCGTTGGGACTATAACCCAAGAAACTCTTTGGGGATTATGCAAGCTGCCCCTGCATTTGCTAAAACACGTCGCGGTGAGGATGTTGTTTATGACAAAGGCTCCAAAGCTTGGGAGCAAAACCCCGGTTGGAGGTCTGAGGGCGACGGTCCTATCACTGTTGACAGCATTAACCGCTACTATAGAGGCCTATAATGAAGAAAGCTTTTGAAGCACCTATCTCCGGACAATCCCTAACTGGTAGGCCCAAGAATTATCCTTGGGAACGACCCCCGGAGATCACTGATCCGGAGGTTGCGACACAGATGCACCTGATGCGTCTCAGCGAACCTAAACGTCTTTCCACTCTTTTTGATGCACTTGAGTTTGGCGTCACTGATCTTTATACTTTGGTCAAGGGTATTATGCGGAGTGCAGTAGCAAACGGTATTCATACTGTGGATGTAGGTATTATTGCTGCCCCTGTCGTACACGAGTTTGTCAAACAAGCTGCGGACAAGGCAGGCATTGAGTATGAAGATGGCCTTGACGATGGTACCGAAGAGCAGCAGAGGAAGCGCATGAGGGCTGCCCTGATGGCAGAAAAGAAACTTCAAAAGATGGACATTAAGCCTCCCGAGCCGAAACAGGAAGAAGAGCCAATGGAAGAGACTGTCGTAGAGGAGCCGCCCAAACGTCGCGGCCTTATGGCTAGGGAGGATATGTAATGGGTTTTTGGACTGGTGTAGCACAAGCCTATCGGGATATTGACGAGAAGCGTACCCAAGACCGCCGTATTCAAGAGGAACGGGAACTCCAGCAAAGGCGTATTGAAGAAGAGCGGGCTTATCAAGAGGGTGTTCGTGAAAGAGAACGTGCTTTTGCTATGGAGCAATTTAACACAAAACTAGAAAATGAGCGCACGATGGCCCTTCTTACTGTGTTAGGTGAAAGGCGCGAAGCTAGTGCAGTGTCTGATGAAGCAGTCGCCCGCACTGAATCCCTAGCAACACGGCTTGGACCCGAAGCTGCAGCTACAGAAACTGGCAAAGCCCTCCTTTCAAACCCCTTGGCCGCTGCTAGTGTGGAGGCCCAGATTGAGGAACTAGAGCGAGCTAGGGCAGAGCAAGACCTCGATCTGCCACCCCTACAAGGGCAAGCCCTGCTCGATGCTATTGAAATCTACGGGGTTGAAACCGCTAAACAGGATGCTAACAGCCTGTCCGTTGAACAAATCTTGGGAATGAGTTCAGAAGACCTTCGAGGAGAAAAATTTTTTCAACTCTATGCAGACCTCTCCTCCCAAGGTGCGCGGACACCTTATGCCCGGCTTTCTCCTGAAGCCTTCCGGCAACCTGACCCGTCCACTCTAGAAGAGGGTCGCAGGGTCTTTGGTCAACGTGTCCTTCAACGTGCGCGGGAAGAAGCTGCTCGCCTACAAGAAGAAGGAGATGTAGAGGGTTTTGGCAGGCTTCAGCAAGCTATTGATAACTATGACCTGAGCAACCCCAACAGTTCTACTGATCTTTTGAACCAAAGGTTTGGAGAGCAGGCGTTTTCGGGTCTTGTGCAGGAAGAGAACCCCTACATTCAAAACATGAGGGAAGACCCTCTGCTTAGTCCTTTTACCCCTCCGAGTCGAGAGGATGAGATTGATGAACTTAGGTCTGCCATTGAAGACCCCGCCACTCCACCGGAACAGCGGCAACAGTTGATAAGAATTTTGTTTGAAGACTTTGGGGTTACTTATCCATGAGTGATTACAGCGACCTAATTAACAGATACCGTCCTGCACAGGAGTCCCCTCCTGTTAGTGACTATAGCAACTTGATTCAAACCTATCGTCCTCCTGAGGAACAGACCCCGGAGGTGTATCAAGAGGAATCCACGGTCGAAGAGGGTGTGGTCCCTGCTCCTGAGGAAGAGGAGATTTCTCCCCGTTTTACTCAGTACTCGGAGATTGAGTATTCTGAGGACGACCTTTTAAAGGACGAGTTTTTTATTCCGATCCGAGACTACATGGTGGATCGTCAGGGTGAGCACATCCTCGACAAGCCTCGGGAAGAAGTTGTCGAGCTATATACAAACAACCTGAGGGGATTTTCCTCTGGCAATACTGTCAGGGCTTTGGCGGAAACAAGCTACCTCAACGACATCGCGGACGACGAGGAAAAACTCGCCCGTGCTGGTGAGGCTTATGCAATCTACGAAAACCTCGAAGGGTTGTTTGGAGATACGACGGGCAGGGAAAAAGCAGAAATTCTTCAAGACCACCTTCGGTCAGCTTTTTTGGACCCTACAAACCTGATTGGCCTTGGGGTTGGAAAAATTGCCACAAGTGCAGGGTTTAAGGTAGGTTCGCAACTTCCTATGATTGCAGCACGTAAAGCTTACCAAAGGCAGATTGCAAAAGGTGTTGGAGGAAAAAAGGCTCAGAAGGTAGGGGAAAGGGTTTTCACTCAAGCGGGTCGTATTCAGTCTCGGCAGACTGCTTCTCGTCTAGCTAGACGGAGGCAAGTTGAGGATCGTGTAAAAGACAGTCTGCTCGCACGGGTGACTGACCGCCGCGCCCTTACAGAGATCGGGACTATGGCTGCGTTCGAAGCTACTGTAGCCACGTCTACGGATTACCTTTATCAGGACGCACTGATCCGGACTAAGGTGCAGGAGGAATACAACACGTTTCAAACGGGTATTGCTGCCGTAGCAGGACTCACATTCGGGGGTCTTGCCGCTGCCTCTGGGCAACTGTCTCGGGGTGGCCAGCAGTATGTTTTGCCTGAAGGGTTTAAGACTGACGCAAAGGGCGCTCGACTCAGCCGCATGGAGAAGTTTATCACCAAGTACGGCGAGAACATTGAGTTTTTCAAAGAGGAGTCCCCTATTCCCCGTATTGGCAAGTGGGGGAGCGACGTAGAAAGCGGTCTTGAACTTTCTGCTCAGGACACTGAGTTTTTTACTACCATGCTTCTTGGTAACGACGACCTAGGTCTCACCGGCTTGGCGGAAATCTTGCAGGATCAGGGTTATGTCTGGCGTCGTAGGTCTCCTGACGACAAGATCAGTAACTTTATTGGCGATATTATCGAACAATCTGATCCACAGGATTTTCAGAGTTTTCTTACAGAGTTTAAGAAACAGACAGGAATTACTGTAACTCGTGTAGACACACCAGACGGTGGAACAAAAGTTGTTGAGTTAGACAGAAAAACTTTTGCCCAAACCTTTAAGAGGAAACTGAGTGACTCGGGTACAGTTCTTGGTGCCGTTAGTGAAGTTGCGAGGAAACTGGGTAAACCTGAGAAGCAAGTTACATTCAGTGATTATGTAGAGTACCGCCTGACTGGCGCACCTCCAGAAACTAAAAACAAGGTTGACGAGACTGTTGAGAAGCTAGGCATCACAGATCAACTTGTACAGTCCGGTATCCCCAACTTCCAGAATAACATCATTCGCCTTATGGTGTCTAACCTGTCCACTACAGTCATGAACGTGGCGGGTTTTGCTCAGGCAACTACAGTCAATAGTGCAACCGATGTCACAAGGGCTGTTCTTCTAGGTGGGAAAGCTGGGCTTTTGATGGCTGCGAATCCCAAGGCTGCTAAGGAGGCAGGTCTGACCGCTAGGGGAATCTTGTCCAACCAGATGGGTAAGCTTAGGAGTACTCTCGACGCCAACACAACATACGAGGCATACCTACGTTATGCAGAGATGCGCCCGGAAGCTCTGCGAGAGCTAACACAAGTTCTTCCCGGTGGTGTGGAGGATGTCTCTAAGATTTCCCGATACTACCAGCCCGAACAGACACTCTTGACTTCCCGTACGTCGCAGGCAGTTGATGTAATCCAAAGGATTAACCTTGTTCAGGCACAAGATGGCTACACAAAGTCTATTGAGTTTACCAGCCAACTGGACAAGGCCCTCAGAGCACCGCCCTCTGAAGGGGGTTTTGGTATGTCTTGGAAAGAGTTCTTTAGTCAGAAGGACTATTTCAAGCAAATGCAGAGTGAAAGATATCTCAAACTTGAGGCAAGAGCGGTAGACGAGACTCTAAAATCTGTGTTCTCTAAGTCCTACAAAGGTCGGGGTATTCTGGGGGAGATTGCAGGTGTCATTGAAGATGCAAGAAACATTCCCGCAGTTGGACTCATGGTGCCCTTCGGTCGTTTCTTCAACAACACTGTAGCCTTTACAGTTCAAAATGCTCCCGGCTCTCCTATTATCGCTAAGATGATGGGCGACACTGATAAGACTTGGTCCGAGGCTTTTGCGCGGACTTCTGTTAATGCAGTTATTGTCGGGTCTCTTGTTGACCAAGAGATTGAGAACATCAAAAACGGGCTTTCTTGGAGTGAGGCAGAGGACCCTGAAACAGGTGCCGTAAGGGACTACAAGTATTTGTTCCCGTACAGTGCATACAAAGCCGCAGCCCGGATCATTGCACACAAAGTTTCTGATACAGAGATGTCTGAAGAAGAGGTGAAACAAATCTCTGACAACTTCGTGGGACAGCTTACAAGGCAACTTGGTGAGGCGGGCGAAGGTATGGAAGGACTCTTTACCACACTCTTGTCGGAAGAAGGTGGAGACTTTAGTCAGGCTTTCTACGACAGTGTGGGGAGTGTGCTGACTCAGAATGTCTCTGCTGCCACACGGTTTATGGAGCCTGCCAACCAACTCGCTGGTCTTGCTCGTAGGGAAGACTTTCAGGTACCGGACAGAAAACAGGGAAACAAACTGGTAAACGAGAGCTTAAGGTATGTCGACCAACTTTACGCGCTCGCTACAGGAGAAGATATGGCTCCTGAGAAGTTTTCGGGAGCTAGCGGAACTCGTCATATGCAACCCACAAAGTTTGTTTCACCCTCTCGTGAGAGTAGGCTTACGGCTACGGAAAGGGTTATGAACTCTATCGGACGCCCTGCGTACATGGCCAGTATGTACGTCGACTCTGCCGAAGCTAATAACAGGTACAACGAACTGTTTAACTCTGCTGTGGAGAGGCTTTCCAGTAGCCTTTGGCAAAGCTCTGAGTTTCAAGAAGCGGGCCTTGAAAAGAAAGAGCGACTTGTTGACACCAGAGTTATGAAACCTGCTCGGGACTATACCCTGAGGTTTATGGAGGGCACTGCAACAAACTTTGATGATCTAGAGTTGCAGAAAATGATTAGTATCTACCGTGGATACGGTCGGCAAAAAATCTCCAATGTGCTTGAGGACTTGGGGTTTGAGTCTGACGTAAGCGAGCTAACTCTAGATGAATTGAAAATTGTTGAAGACGCACTCAAGTATCGAGATGAGTTCTTGGGAATAGAATAAACAAAAAGAAAGGGGGCCTCGCGGCCCCCTTAGTCGTCGTCTAGCATAAACTCTGCCCACTCGTATGCCTCTCGTCGCACATCTTCCATCCTTGCAGAGCCGTTGGTCTTGACAATCAGTGCCGCCATTGCCTGACCTGCAAGGTAGATGCGGGAGGTCATGGGCTTGGGCTTCATCTGCCTACGTTTGCGGTACTGCTTTGCCTCGCTCTCTAGACTTAACTTTGTCGAGGTTTGCGAAGTAGGCTTGGTTGAACCCGTGTTGCCAGTCTCGGTGTCGGTTGGTGTTTGGTTTGTAGGGGTTTGAGATTTGACCCCTTTTGAAGTCTTTGTAGCCCTCGTCATATGCCTTCATTCTTTCCTCGCCCTCAATACATTTCTGTGGTGTTATTTTAGTTTTCGGATTCAGTGTCGTCAAGGCTGTCGATTGCCCAACCTAGGTAGACCTGCGCTTTTTTCAAGTCTTCAATTCCGTTCTTGTACTTGTAGCGCCAAGTATACTTCATTACATTACCCAAACAGTATGCAGGAAACTCGTCTCCTAGCGCAGCCCGGATGGCATCAATACACTCGATACCCTCGTCTTGATTGTAGTGTGCAGGTTTGTCCACGTCTTCAAACTTGTAGTCCATTAGATACCCTCTTTCGCAAAGGTCTTGATCCAAGTCTTACAGATATCACTCCTGACGATATCTTCAACCCCAAACTCGATAACGGGGATGGGAAGCATGTGTTTTTTGGTCAGGTGAACAATCTTGGAAAGACCTGACTGGTCACTTAGATCACTCTGCTGTACGTCCCCATTCAGTACAAGTTGCGAACCCTCTCCGATACGTGTCACCAACATCTTCAACTCTTGAAGGGTAATGTTTTGTGCTTCGTCGCAAATAACAAAAGACTTTTCAAAGCTACGACCACGCATAAGCGCCAAGGGCGCAACCTCGATATTGCCATTCTTTAGTGCAGTCTCAACCACACCCTTTCCTAGGTGTCCCTCAAGGACATCAATGACGGGCAAGGCCCAAGGGGCACACTTCTCTTCTAGCGTACCCGGCAGGTATCCGATGTCCTTACCTACAGCCACATGAGGTCGGGTGATTACGATCTTGTTGATGTGCTTAAGGTGGTATTCATTGGCCGCAAAAGACGAAACAACATAGGTCTTACCTGTCCCAGCCGGTCCGAAGACAATAACCTGAGGCGATTCGTGCAGGGCTTTGATGTAATCTTGCTGCCTCTCGTTCCTTGCAACAATCTCGATTGCATTTTTGTTTTCGTCGTGTTTAGTTCGTGTCCGTCGCGTCTTCTTTTTGGGCGCTTGCTGAACCATTTTCAATCCATTTCATTACAAGGTCGCGCTCTGCATCGTTATATGAGGACCAACAACGTATCTGTGTCATGGTCCTACCACAACCTAAGCAAACCTTACTGTTGAAGTCTATCTTACAAACTCCGGTACATGGGCTTTTCATTTCTCCGCAGTTACACCTTTAGGGCTTTTCAGTTCGACGCAACTGTAGTCGCTAATTGTCCCACCCTCCGGCAGTGCTTGTTCAACAAGGGGCAGACCTTGGCTATAAAGGTTGAAGTTACACTCCTCTTTTGTATTAAAGAGGTTTCCCTTGAAAGCCACGCAATCTTCGTTGGGGTTGTCCACAACAGCCATACAGGCTAGGACCATCGGTACAAAAACACTAGTCATGGTTACTCCTAAAGTTAAGGTGGGGAAACCTTAAGGCAACCCCACCCAACTTGTCAAGTATTAGATACCACAAGTACCGCCAGTACCACTAATGTCGCAGATATCGTGCGCCTCTACGTGTTCTTCAAACTCTTCCCCGAGCTTATCTACTGCCTCTTGGTAAGGGACAGAGGTAAGAGGTTGTCCGCCACGAGCGCCGTCAGGGTAACAGGTAAACCCTCGGAGACGGTGGGCATACTTGGCAAGAGTATTAGCAAACTGTTCGTCTGTGGACTCGTTGTTGAGTTTTGAACCACGGGCCGGAAGGTTGATCGTGGAACTGATGCTCATATCAACATAGTCCTGAACATCTGCTTGAAACTTAATCCGACGTTCATAGTCACCTGCAAGATCAAGCGCACTCTCTACGTTCTGGGGATCAGCGCCGTACATATTGATTAGCTCTTGGGCTGCACTATCCACAACATACTGATAATGCCAACGATTGCCACCTTTAAGGTAACGACGCTTGTAAGCAACGGCAAAGATTGGTTCAATACCAGTAGAAGTCCCAGCAAGAATGCCAATACTGCCAGTAGGAGCAATAGCACGATTAGCAACAGGGCGGCTAACGCTAAGCCGGTCAGCAAAGTCTTTACTCGTTTTGTCAGAAACACCCTTGTAGACCGAGAGCCAGTTGTGAAGTTCTGGCGTGACCTCATATTTATAACCCCGCTGGATTAGCCATTCGTGCATACCCATAAGGCCGAGACCAAGGCGGCGGTTCTTTGCACGGACCAGAGCAACCTTATCGTAGGGAAGGTGGGCCTTGAGGGTGCCACAGATAAGGAACATCGTGGACAAGCGGACAACATCCGCAAGCTCTTCCACACTCTCGATACGGCCAAGGTTGATCGAACCTAGGTTACACACATCACTGTCGTCTTCAGAGGTGACTTCGGTGCAAGCGTTCCTAAGAGTCTCGTTTTCTTTATCAAAGAAGTTGAAAGAAAAGCCCGGCTCTGCTGTCTTGAGTGCTTGACGGACATTTTCTTTGAAGACATTGCCGGGGTTGCCAGTCTGGTAGTATTCGAGTAGCCACTTCGTGTCGTAGTTGACAGAAATGTTCGTCATATCCAGCGGTGCAGGGAAGTTAAAGTCCGACTGCTTCACATCCCAAAGTGTCTTGTCCGTACCTGCAACAGGCATGTCTGCCCAGTCCTTAGCCTTGAGGAACTGGTCAACGTCTGCGTGTTGCCAGTTGAGGGAAGCATAGATAGCAGAACGGCGAGAACCCCCTTGCATGACACGGCGGCCAATCTCGTTAATCATGTTCATCTTGGGGATAGGCCCCGAGGCTTGCCCCCCAGTGCGCTGAATAGGGGCACCTTCGCCTCGGTACACGCTGTAGTCCACACCGATGCCACCGCCCGTCATAAGGCAACTCTCGGCCTTCCACGATAGGTCTGCCCAATCCTCTCGGCTGTCCTCCTCTGCCTTGAGTAGGTAACAGTTGTTGAAGAACTTGTTAGGACGACCTGCGTAATAAAGGTAGCGTCCACCCGGAATAAACTTCATGTCCCGGATGTACTCTTCAAGCTGCTCTCGGTCTTCTCGGGACATTGCGTCACCAGCAACAGAGCAGACATCATCCACAAGGGTCATGGCTAGAGATGCCCAAGTCTCCGCCCCCTCGTGACGATACTTGTGATTGAAGATGTCCTCCGAAAACTTGCTGCGGAACATGGGGTTTAGGTTAGATTTGTAGTTAGTCATGTCTGCTCCTTCAAAAGTGTATATGCATTAGGTAGATGATTAGCAGGAAGATTGCGACGTAGAGTGCACAGAAAAACCAAACCATGCAAGATCACTCATACCAAACATTGTTGTTTTTAGTCTGTTGTCGTTCCGCTGCGACAAGCAAATCGTGGACTGGGCCGAAGGTCGTAAGCTTTTTAGCCAGACGAATCACATAGACTGCTAGAAGGTCTCGAAAATAGCTCACACCAAATCCTCCAGATCAACAGGGGGGTATTCTTTGTTCTTCAGAATCTTTCCGTCACTACGGCGGTGGATGGTGCCGTCCGGTTGAAGCATCCGCCCCATGTTGTTCTCGTGTACCCGGCGAAGAGCTTCATCGAGGTCCCACCCGAACGTGACCGCAAAGCCGTATACTACGTACACAAGGTCCGCAAGCTCTTTCAGGAGACGCTCAGGTACGATCTTGTCGCAATCAATAAATCCGTCTTGCCAGACTTCCTGAGCAACCTCGTCGTTTTCCTCATCAACAAGACGAAGACGGAATGCAACAAGGTCTTCAACAGCTTCCTTAAAGATGTCCATATCCAGAGGGAGACCGGAGGTCTGGTGATACTCTCGAACCATGTCGAGAGGGCTGCGCTGTCGGGGGTCTCCGTGTTGATCTGCGGAGTAGTACTCGAACGCTTCCATATCTTCTTTCGTAATCATAGCTTACCCTTCTGAGTGGAAGGGGCCTCCCGAAGGGAGCCCCTAGTCGCTTTGCTCTACATCGATTTCTTTCAGGTGTAGCTCGTCCAAATCATACATCAGGGTCCTTACTTGGTCAAGGACCACGGAGTGATTGAACATTCGGTCAGCTTCTAGCAGATTAGAATCTTCGTCAACCTCCACTACCATATGCACGTCAAATTTCACAGCGAAAGACTCCCAGTTATACTTGTTTTTGTTGTTGGGTCAACCGTAAAGTTCACGGAGTTGTTTGAGAGAAACAAACTCAGGCTCGAACATACCCTTCTCTAGCTCCCTCAGTACAACCAAGCCGTGCCACCAGTCTCGATTAGACTGACCTGCCCAGTCTTCTTCTGCCCCCTTGAGACACCCCACAACCAGTCCGATACTACCTGCACCATCTTTAAAGTACAGATCGCGTTTATGGCTATGCCCACACACAGAAGAATTGTGACGATTGTTGATGATTGTGTAAGCATGATGGACGCCAGAAGTAGCTGCAGGAGAGTTCCCGCTAGTGAAGAAATGAGCAAAGTCAACACCGCAGTAATCAGCGATGGCGGGGGCTTGATGTTTATACTCGTGGTACTCGTCGAACCAATGGTCTGTTTGAAGATGCCCAAAGGATACCCCGTACTTTTCTCCCTCAAGTCTCGGGTCATGGGCAACAGCTTTTTTGATTCGATATTCGTGGTTACCTTCGAGTCCCACCCAGTAGGGTTTCTTTTTCTTCGCATGTCGGAACTTCCAACGGAGACGTTCTTGACTATCGTTGTAAGCCTCAATATCGGCCTGATAGTTCCGCGATACAATTTGCCGAGGGTTGTTACTTTCATAGGAGTTCAAGCTCCGCATGTCTGCGCCATCGCCGAGGTCAATCACAAGGTCAGGTCTCAGGTCGAAAAGAAACTGTCCAACCCAATCAAACCTCTCGTTGTCTACGTCCGGGTCTGAATGAGCGCAGGACCAGACCACTGCGGTTTTACTTGTCATGAAGGAAAACTCCCTTAGCAAGGTCTACAAAATCTCCAAGACAGTCATACTCAAAATGAAGTGTGTCTGTGCCACCATCCTTTCTGTAAAAGGTAAGCACTACACTGTCGTCGTGATAACTGTAGCTGAGGTCGAAGGATTCGTTAAAGACTTGTGTGAAGGTTTTAGACATTGATATAACCCATCACTGCACCAAGAGGGGCGACAGGCAGACCGACCGCACGGATAATAATTTGCCCTGTTTCCATCTGGTCACTGTGACTGTACAGTTTGTAGATGTTAGCACCCCAACCAAAAAATACCACGACAAGAAAGCCAATAACAGCAAACACACGGATCATTGATCGACTCCCCCATAACCTTCAAGGAATTTATAAGTAGTAGTAATGACGTTCACAACATCTTCAAGGTGCATATCACCCCCTTGCTTCACCATTAGGGAAGTTGCAACCAGAAGGTCAGCAAAAAACTGAGCTAGTTCTTGGTCGCTTGCTTCCTCCATTTCCGGGAAGCTTTCCACGATACTGTTCAATACAGTATAGACACCCTTGTTGTTGGGGTCGATACTTACGGTTTGTTTTTCTTCTTCCATGCTTTTAGTAGCTCCATATAGTGATCTAGCTCTACGATGACGAGCCAAGGTTTACGGTCTGCCCGGAAGAAGACAACTGGTGGGTCGAGTGTGTGGTTTCTCGCTTGTTCAATCCACTGATACTGTGTCTTCATCCCATTCTTCCGCCGCTTAACCTCGACGGAAATAGGTAGTAACCTCCTAGCCGCAGGGGAAAGCTTGATGTCTGCCCCTGACTCTCCCATCGTTGTACTCAACACATCCCCGTCTTGCAACCCCTGAAAGTTTTCGAGGATTTTGTCTCGTATCTCTTGTTGCCCTGTCCTTCCCTTGGCCTTACTGGTTTTTGCTTTACTCATTCGATCAACTCCGTGACACGAGGCTCCGACTCTACGTGAACAAGGTACGTAGGTCCACCAGAGTATAGAAAAGTTCTGGCCTCTGGCCAACAAGTCTTGCGAAATTCGCAAAGTTTACAAGCAAGGCAAAGCTTTTTGTTTTCATACTGTTTACTTTTCTTGTCGTTATTTTGAGGTACTGGCTCTAGCCTTTCCTCCGGGATATCTCCCTTGACCATCTCCTTGATAGACTCAATCTCTTCCTCTTTGTTCTTGATCTCTTCGGAAAGGTCGT